TGTGATAGTATGACAATGGCTATTATGCGTTTTAGGCAAGGTGGTTTTATATCACTACAAGGTGAGGAAGAGCCAGAAGATTGGTTTCCTCGTAGATCAAGAGAGTATTACTAGGAGTAAGACATGAGCGAAAAAAAAGATCCACCAGTTTTAAAAGGTATTATTGGACGTAAGGTTAAAGAAAACCTTGACAGAATAAAAGATATTAGAGAAAGAAAAAAAAGATCTAGAAAAAACAGAAAAACAGTCCCCGTTTTTATGAAAGAAGGTGGCTCACAATCAACTGGAACCTTTATGGGTGATTTAATGAAAGCCATCAAAGCTGGTGGCTCTAGTAAATTAACTAAGAAAGTTAAGGTAAAAAAGAATGATACTTTAGGGAGTATTGCCAAAGCGAATAATACTACAATTAAAATGCTACAAAAACTGAACTCTGGACTTAAAGGTGCTGAGGGTCAAAAGACAATGGAATTTAATCAAGATACATTAATAGTTCCAGATCCACAGTCTTTTCAAGGTGGTAAATTAAAGCCAGTTAGAACAAAAAAGAAAAAGAATATTTATGAAGGTCAAACAAAAGCTGATATGGCAGAAATGAACAGACCAATCATGGACAAGGCTAGTTTAAAAAGACAACAAGAAAAAGTTGCCAAGACTAAGGACAGAAATGCACCAAATGTAAAAGTTGCGTCTAAGAAAATAGGTGGCTCTGTTAAAAAGATGAACATGGGTGGTGTAATGAAGAACCGTGGTGGGACGTTCAAAGGCGTTTACTAATGGGTAGACTTTTTAAGATAAGAAGAAAGTTAAACAAAAAGCCTAGTAAAAAAGTAAGGATAGTCAGAAATAGGTTTTCTGATATACTAGCTCCAGGCAAAAAAAGAGTAACGAGGATTTCATAATGGCAGAACGAGAAATAGCAGGCATGGTTGAAAAGGCAATGGGCGCTGGTGGAGATGTCATGCCAGATGATGAAAGTTTGGATATCGAACTACCATCGACCATGGAGCAGTTACCCGAAGGGATTGAACTTGCTACAGAAGAAACTGTAGAAGTTGTAGCCGAGCCATATAACCATGACGCTAATTTAGCAGAAGTTTTAGATGATTCTGTGTTAGGTGCATTATCTTCAGAATTACAGAACAAAGTTAGAGAGGACATGGAGTCTAGGTCTGATTGGGAAGAAGCCATTGCCAAGGGACTAAATTTACTAGGTATTAATTATGAAGACAGAAGTGATCCTTTTCTTGGTGCAAGTGGGGTAACTCATCCATTATTGAATGAGGCAACAACACAGTTTCAATCCCAGGCTTATAAAGAGATGTTGCCGAGTGGAGGACCTGTAAAGACTCAAGTATTAGGTGTAGCTACAAAAGAAACAGAAGATCAAGCTCAAAGAATAAAAGATTTCATGAATTATCAGATTATGGAAGTCATGGAAGAGTATGATCCAGACACAGATCAGATGTTATTTTATTTACCACTTACTGGATCTACATTTAAAAAAGTTTACTTTGATCAAACTAAACAGAGGGCAGTTTCAAAATTTGTTCCAGCCGAAGATTTAGTTGTCCCATACTCTGCGTCTGACTTAATGACAGCAGAAAGAGTGACACATGTAGTTAAAATGTCGTATAATGATCTTCGTAAACTACAAGTGGCGGGAGTATATAAAGATGTTGAACTATCTACGACAGATTCTGGAGAAAGCGAAGGCAGTATCCAAGGGACTACTGACGAGTTGCAAGGACTCCATCCAAACTATTCTGACGATGTGTATACACTTTTGGAAGTCCATGTGGACCTCGACCTCGAAGGTTTTGAAGACCCGAATGGCATCATGTTGCCGTACATTGTCACGATTGATGAAAATTCCAGTCAAGTTTTATCGGTGGTTAGGAACTTTAGGGAACAAGACCCGTTAAGAAGAAAGAGACAATATTTCGTACATTTTAAATTTTTACCAGGTTTTGGTTTTTATGGTTTTGGTTTATTACACACAATTGGTGGTTTGTCTCGTGCAGCCACTTCAATTTTACGGCAGTTGATAGATGCGGGTACGCTCTCTAATTTACCAGCTGGTTTTAAGGCTCGTGGTGTTCGTATTCGTAATGATGATGAGCCTCTTAATCCTGGGGAGTTTAGAGATATAGATGTTCCAGGTGGTGATTTAAAAAACTCAATAATCCCCTTACCCTACAAGGAGCCATCTGGAACACTAGCACAACTTTTGGGTGTGGTTGTTGATTCTGGAAGGCGTTTTGCACAAGTTGCAGATGCAAAAATCAGTGATGTTAACTCACAAGCTCCAGTTGGAACGACAGTTGCCTTGATAGAACAAGGCTCAAAGATCATTTCAAGCATACATAAACGTCTACATTATGCACAAAAACAAGAATTTCGTATGTTGGCAGAGATTTTTTCAGAAAATCCAGTGCCTTATCCGTATTTTGTAGGAAATGTAGCACCAGAAGTGATGCAACAAGACTTTGATGGACGCATTGACATACTTCCAGTGTCAGATCCAAGCATTTTTTCTATGGCACAACGCTTGTCACTTGCCCAGACACAATTGCAAATGGCTCAACAAGCACCACAAATACATAATCAGTACGAGGCATTTAGAAGAATGTACGATGCACTCGATATTAAGAACATTGATAGCATTTTACCACCTCCACAACCGCCTGCACCAGTAGATCCAGCGACAGAAAACGCTAATTCTATAAAGGCAGCGCCTTTACAAGTGTTTCCAGAGCAAGATCATGAGGCTCATGTCCGTGCTCATGTGACATTTTTGGCTACACCAGCAGCACAAGTCAATCCACAAGGGTTTGCACTACTACAAGCACATGTTCAAGAGCATGTTGGACTAATGGCAAGAGATCAAGTGACTAAATTCTTCCAGATTTCTGTAGAAGAGGCTCAAGCAAGAGGTGAAATGGTTCCTCAAATTGATCCAGCAGCGATTGAAGCAGCGATTGCACAACAAATTGGTGAAATATTGAATGAAGTCATGCCATCTCTACAACCACAACAACAAGTTGACCCACTTGTGCAGATTAGACAGCAAGAATTAGAGAATGATACGGCTGAAATACAAAGAAAAGTGGCAAATGATCAAATGAACTTCCAAATTGATCAAGCAAAGCTAAAACAAGCGTTTGATTTGGCACAACAAAGATCACAACTACAAGAACAAATCGCAGAAGACAGAAATGATGTAAATATCTATAGGATAAATACGCAGGCCTCTCTAAAAGGTAGGTAAAGATGGATCCAGTCACTATATCTCTGGCTATGGGCGTAGCATCAAAAGCATTTGATGCAATAAAAAAAGGATTTGCAGTAGGTCGTGATATAGAACAAATGTCTGGAGACATCGGAAGGTGGATGGGAGCTGTATCTGATGTTGACAATGCAGAAAAACAAGCTAAGAACCCTCCTCTTTTTGGAAAGTTGTTCAAAGCTGGGTCTATTGAGGAGGCAGCACTGTCTGCATATGCAGCTAAAAAGAAACTTGAGGAACAAAGATACGAGCTTAAGATGTTTTTGAATATGACTTATGGTCCACAAGCATATGATGATCTTTTAAAGATGGAAGGACAGATAAGAAAAGAACGTCAACAAACGATTTACAAACAACAACAGCTCCGAAGACAGATAGGCGAAGCCATAACTTGGTTAATAGTTGCCAGTATTATAGGTGGTTTTTGTGTATTAGTTGCTGGTATATGGATTAAAGAAACAAGAGCAGAGAACTACATACAGATGACAGAGGGTTATAAATTTAAACCTAGAGACTACACAAACCAACAAAAGATATGGCAAGGTAAAAAAAAACGGTTAAGTATACAACTTGTAGACTTAAAAAGAGGATTACGTCAAAATACACAGACAAAAGAGCGTGTATCTATCAAGGGGGTAACAAAACTTTTACCATGTTAATTGAAAGTTGGTGTCCAAAAAAGTATAAATGTGTGTATGATCCTAACGGTACAGAGCCAGATATCGATAAAGTCATGGAAAGTTTACGAAGTATAGGTAGGAAATGACACAGAAAAAACTACAAAAAGATTCTATTTTAAATCAATACGATCTTGATGGTGACAACACAATCACAGACGAGGAGCTCCAAAGAGCTAAAGAAATCAAGGAGACAGAGACAAAATTACGCAAAAATCTTGCACAATTACGCATGGCTAGATACACTCTTATAGGTATGGGAGTTTTTACAGTTGCAATGTTCATAGTTCCTATAGAGCGTGTGCAGGCGTTGGCAGATATAAGCAATCTGTTTTATATATCAGGCGCTGGTATTGTGGGAACTTATATGGGAACAAGTGCATACATGGCAAAGAACGGAGTTAAATAATGTTACAAGCGTTAATAGGTCCAGTCACTGGACTACTAGATAAGTTTATACCAGATGCAGACAAAAAGGCAGAACTCGCTCATAAGATAGCCACCATGTCTGAAAGACATGCTCAAGAATTAGCACTCGCTCAGATAGAAGTTTTAAAAGAGGATGCCAAGGGCAACTGGTTTCAAAGCTCGTGGCGACCCCTTATTGGCTGGATTTCGGGACTCAGCCTAGGTATAAATTACATGGTATCGCCAATTTGTGCTGGTTTTGGAATTACGATCCCACAGGCAGATATGTCTGTTATGATGCCTTTGATGTTTGGTATGCTCGGGATCGGAGGAATGAGGAGCTATGATAAGATGAAAAAGACGGACACAAAAAAATGATAGAGATAGTTCCAGCGAGTATTTGTCCTATACACAAAATAGCATATACTAAAACAGAAACAGAAGAACCGATACCTTTTGCGGGTGTCGTAAAACTTACTACATATAAATGCCCTATGTGTACGATTCCTATAGAGGAGACTGAATATGAAAAGGAAAGTTAAAAAAGTCATGAAAGGATTACAAAAAGCTAGTAAGACACATGCACAACAAGCTAAACTTTTAAGAAGTGTTTTGAAAAATGGTAAAAAGAAAAGATCCTAAAGTTGGAACTGGAAAAAAACCAAAAGGTTCTGGTAGACGTTTGTACACTGACGAGAACCCTAAAGACACAGTTAGAATTAAATTTGCTACTCCAGCAGATGCTAGAGCGACAGTCGCAAAAGTTAAAAGAGTTAATAAACCTTATGCAAGAAAGATCCAAATATTGACAGTTGGCGAACAAAGAGCCAAAGTAATGGGTAAGGCAAAAGTGGCTGCTATATTTAAAAAAGGTAAAGAATCTATAAGGAAAGCACATGGCAAGGGTTAGACAGTTTGCAAATGATCTAGGAATAAACTACAATCAGGCAAAAGATTTAATTAACAAGGGTCGTAGTCGAAAAGACGGAGGTTCACAAATATTGGAGAAAACAATGAACAAAGCAAAACCGATCAAAGCAGCTAAAGGAAAATTTCCAGATTTAAGTGGCGATGGTAAAACAACCATGAAAGATATTCTTATTGGTAGAGGTGTAATAGAAAAACCTCAGAACAAAGCAGGTGGTGGAATGCCAA